CTGCTACTCCTAGTTCTTCATCTATGCCGGTGATAATCCCCAAAGGAGAATTACTTGGTAAGCCTATTGGCGTCTTATAGTATACTAAATCACCGATCTTCATAATAAAAAAGCACCCCTACACAATAGCAGGGGTGCTTAGTAAAGTCAAGGACTTTTTTAGTTTTACTTAGTGGGTGTTTGAGTGCGTTTATAGATTGAAGGGCTATGGTAGATACCTGCTTTAAAATCTACGTCACCAAAAAGCATTACCTGATCTGTTGCTGTTTTGGCTTCTACGCTAGTTTTGACACGACTGCCATTAACAACCTTTTGGTACTCGGCCGTCTGGAGAGGGATGGTGCTGATATTAAAATGAGATAGCGAATGTACTTCGGAGGTTGTCGACACTCCATCATAATTCACGTCAACCCATACAGAAAGTTTTTTATAACCCTCATCATCAGTCGTAATCTGTTTATCCCCATTAGTATCAAAGACCGCCAACTGACCAAAAGCAGAGACACCCGTTGTTCCAAAGAACTCTGTGCCGTTATCTACAATACCGTTGCCGTTAACGTCATTAAATAAGAATCCATCGCCCTTGATCCAACTTGTGGCTGCTGGTCGAGTTCCTGTCATAGAGAAATTCACTCCACGCTCTACTGGGGTGATGTCGAATACACCGTTCCCGTTAACATCGATAATGATTGGGTCAGAAACGTTACATGGGATAACTTTAAATACTTTTACTGCTGCGAGAGCAAACTCATCAGATGCGCCCTGTTCCATAGCAATAGCATAATCAGTCTGTGCTTGCCCATACATAATCTCGTCGTCACCATCAACTGGCTGATAGTCTGGGCAGAGAGGATTTTGTTCAATCGCCTGACTAATAGTATTCATAGTGTTGTCGTAGATTGGATTGAGCATAGATTCATCTGCTTGACAAACCTCGATTGGGTCTGACATAACAGGGTAATCTGCCGCGTAGCCGTTAGTAGAAAGCCAGTTGTTCATAGTGTTGGCAAAGTGCTGGCGACCTACAATATTGCCTTTCTCGACAGAACTCTCAACAGGTGTTGGTGCTACATTACACAGTTGCTTTGCCTTAATATCCATACGCACACGGACACGACTCTCTTCCAAACCGCTTACTGCGCCTTGCTCGAACCAAAAGTCATCCTCACTTGAGTCAGAATCAAAGTTCTCTCTCTTTGATACGAGGGCACCATAGAGTTTAGAATAAGCCTCTGAACGCGCTAGGTCAACAAGATACTCGCAACCAGATTCAGATACCTGCTGTGTGTTAGCGTAGAACTCCACGTAAGGGCATTCCGACACCTCTGGTAGTTCCTGATCTTCTTCTCCGAGAAAATCATAGTTTTCTACCAAGCCCAGATCTTGCAGGGCTAGACCAACCTCTTGAAGATAAAGACCTTTACCAACGTCTAGACCCTCGAAAATAGAGGTTCGCAGAACTTCAATATCCGCGAGTTCCTCTACTGTTAGGTCTTCCAAAGAGACCCCCTCATCCAAGTTGGTGGTTTCTTCCGGCTCCACCGTTTCCTCTGGATCAGTTTCCTCTACCTCAGTTGGAGTAGTGTTGGTCTCGTTGTTCTCCTCGACCTCAGTTGGAGTTGTCTCCGTCTCCGTTTCAGATGTATTTCCTACTGTCTCCTCTGTATTTGTAGTGCCTGTATTGTCCTCGGCACCAGTAAACTGAGTTCCGGTTTCCCCATCAGTTGTTGTTTCTGTTGTAGTTGTTGTGTCCTCACAAGCAACCAAGCAAAGTGCAGCAACTGCTGCGATAATCAAGTTTCTCATTTATTCTCCTTTTTAGAAATTGAAACTACTAATAAACTTTTGTACAAATGCGTCTTCCGACGTTATAAGCCTTGCGGCTTTTTTCCTCTTAAGGAATTCTCTTTTCGGCATTTCGCCTACATCATTGTACGGAATTACATCAATCTTGTATACTTCCGCACCATATTTAATTAAGTTTTCTACCAAATACGATGCTTTCTTTTGGGCATCCAAATCTAAAGCAACATATACTGGTGTATCATTTAAAATAATACTTTTGAACAGTTTTGATTGCTGCTTTAAAGTGGAGCCTAAAATGGGCACCGAATTTTGTCCAGCTATTATAGCATCAAACACTCCTTCTGTCAAGGTTAAATCTTCACTCCAGTCAATATAAAGTTCGTTAAAGATAATCTTACTCTTCGCCGTTGGCGGGTTCATATACTTTCGCCAATCATCTTGGTAAGTTCTGCCAATAAAATAGTTACAGTCACCACTCTCGTTGAAAGAAGGTACAATAATTCTACCAGCATACTCCCCTTTGGAGCAGAAACCAATTTTCCAAAATAAAATATCTCTCTCATCGATTCCTCTTTTAAAAAGATAATTCTTTGCCACTTGAGCCTGAATAGTATTGTTTCTATTGGCTAACGACACAAATTCCGAGGGCAGATCTACAACAATCTCCCCCTCCTCTTCGTCTTGTAGGAAAATACTGTCGATAACAGACTGGAATTCTAATAAATCTAAGTTACCAGATAATTCTCTCCACTTTCCCCTACTCTCATACGACGCATACTTTCTTACCAGTCGATATATATTACTGCCGCGATAATCACAAATCCAACACTTAAAAACATTCTTGTCGATGTTGACACTTAACTTCTTCTTGTGATGATTACACTTGGGGCACTTAAACAGATATTCGACTCCTGTCCTATTATATCCCCCAAGAAAATCTTTAAGAATTGATATCTTTTCGTTGTTGGACAAGTTCGTATCCTGCTTTGGCTATAATAATACTATCGGCAATATCGTAATACTTGGGCTTCAAGTTCCCAGATTTTGTGTATTCTACAATAAACTTAGACTCGTTGTCAAGCAAAAACTTAACAACCTGTTCTTTCGCCTTAGTTCCTCTCTTAATAGTGATACCGCAAGACTTGCGAGCAGAAGCGGCTGAGATGTGTTCGGCTTTGATGCCCAGTTCTCGGTAACAAAGGTAAGTTACAACGCCGTTGAACGAGGATAGGGTTGAAAGTGTTTTGGCTGATGAAAAGCCAGAACGAAACATTTGGAGGCTTTGCTCAACAAAGACATGTTTAATGTCGTGATTTGAAAGCAAATCCAGCAGTTCGCCTTGAACGTGGTTGTATTTTGAGTAGATGTCTGGGAAGTGGTTTTTGTTTCGCATGTCCCAAGCGTGGGTTGTAATAACTTCGCCTGTGTCAGATACAATAGTAGCGCCGACGATGCTTGTTGAAATGTCTAGTCCTAAAATCATAGAAGAACTATAACAGAGGTCTCATTAGATGTCAAGTTTTAATTTGAAAGTCAGATCTCTTTGTTCAGTTTTTCTCACGGGAGTGGCTACTTTAGCTATAGCAATAAGATTTTTATTCTCATCGTATATGCCGATCTTGGAAATATATGTCTCTTTTTTGAAATTTGGTGTTTCGTCTACATAAGACGCGCTAACAATATTTTTTATAGTCAAATCTTGCTTTTCAGTATAAAATTTAGATCCGGTTATTGCAGTTATAGCTTGACCATATGACGCATATGTCGGGTTATTGGAGTGATTTATTAGCCCCTTTGGCGCATTTGCCAACATGGTAACAACGTTTGTTCTCGTTGTTCCCCTAAAATTTAATTCCCAAGAAGATTTTTGACCAGTTATTGCAATCCCATCTTGTGCTCCAACAGCAAACTTTTGCCAATTCGGAACCTCGTCTGTGTCTGATGGATTGTAATCTTCTCCGGTATGCTGGCCACTTGTCAAATCCCAAGATCCCGTAAGCATTAAAAACCCCTCGTTATAAAGAGCAATTCCAGCTATGGATCCAGACCCATTAGAACTAACAGGTCCGGTTTGTATTAATTCTCCATTTCTTTTTTCGTCTTTTAATGTCCCCACCAACGTTCCAGAGACATAAAAATTTAATTCCATAGAACCCTTTTTCATTTGAGAGCCATAGAAAATTGATGGTATACTTATCAAATTAACGTTTTGTGTATCTTTATCCCACCCAGAGCCCAAATTAGAAGAGTAAGCATAATGCTCGCTATTAACCTTGTAATAATTCATGGTATTTTTTAAGGCTTCGAGCCTTGATCGATCTTGAGTGCTCGAAGTGTAATAGTTCCTAGTTATACTAGCTGATAGTGGATAGCTACCAGTCATAACATCGCCAAATTGAAAGTCTGAATTAAAAGATGTTTTAGAAATTGTCTTAAACGAAGACAAAGAGCCCCCTTTTGTCAAAAAAGGATAGACTAGTTGCCCAGTAGGTCTATCAACGTTTATTTCATATAGATTAACAAATCCGGGTGGGACATGGTTCAGATTACCATTAGATAGAATACCCTTATTAAATGGATGCTCGTTATAATACACAACACCACCATATATAAAAAAACTTTTCTGTGGAAAAGACTTTATTGTATTTCTGATAATGTCATCTTGACCAAATGGATAATAAGGCACAGGCAAAACCTCCTGTTTAGTAATCCAGTCTCACCCTCAAAGTCAACTCAGTGTCTGGAGTTTTCTTGAGAGGTTCGGAAAGCTTTGCTACGGCTAACAATTCATTGTCAGCAGAATAAAGCCCCACGGTCGTAATGTAGGAGGCAGGTTGATCTAGGCTGCTATTCTTTACTCTAATTTGGCTTGTTCCGTCTGTGTATGTAGGGTTCGAGCTATAGTTAAATTCGTTATGTCCTGCTCGGCAGAAATAAATTGTTGAATTTAACTCAGTAGTGTTGTTGAAATCAATATCTTCAACTCTATGCCTAAACGAATCACAGGATCCAGAGATGGATACACTAGTTAGTGCTTCATTTATTGTTTGACCAGAAGGTGTAAATGCTACAGCAGAATTATCACCGCCGGCACCACCCGATACTATAGCGTGTGTATCATCTGTTCCATGTCCCAACATAACGGAAGCGGTTAAAACAGCAACGCCAGCTTGATAATAAAGAAGACCCACCTTTGTACTTGCTGGAGTTGTTGCGCCCGTAGCATATAGGATGGCATACTCTCCTGATGGAGAATTTACCTTGTAGGAGGTTGCCGCATCGGTATCTGTAATTGTCAATAACTCTCCAAACTCTGTGGATCCTGCGCCACCTGACATATAAGACCCACTAACTCCGAGCTTTAATGAAAAAGAGCCTTTTTTAACTTCGTCCTTTTGTAGAAGCCTAGCAAAATTAACGAATATACATTCTCTAAGTTTTGTTCCAGCAGGATATTGACCATTTTCATCAAATTCTCTAATGCTTCCCGTAATATCATGACCTGCTAAAAGCTGTGCCATTTGGTTGTATATGTTAATCTTATCTGCGTTTTGTGTGTTTGCAGATGAGGACAAGGATGACTTGTTAGAGTACCCAACTGTTATATCAAAAATATGATTAGCAGAAGAACTCAAAAAAGGATAGTCATATACTGACTGAAATAATCCGTGAGAATAGTTTTTGATATTAAATTCAGCACTAGATCCAGTCAGCACAACGGCTGGGTTATTGTACGTACCAGAAACAATGGATCCCGTAACGGGTATTGCCTCATGAAGTAGAGTCCTAGTGGACGTAACATCATTATTTAAGAAATTTTTAAAACTAGTTGCCATTTGATTATCCTTTTATTATTGTATTTTTAGAAACGAAACTGGTACGGTTATGCGATATCCCGTAGTCGCTCCAGTTATTCTAACGTTTGTGTCAATTCTTCTAAATGTTCCAGTACCGCCCTCAAAAGTGAATGAGTTGCCGCTTGTTCCAAGAAGTGTAAACAAATAAGTGGAACTATTCAATTCTATAGAGGGGTTAACTCTCATAGATAACCTGCTGCCTCTTGGTCCCTGTATTGGAGAATTACTATTTTCGTTTATCGTCAAGTCTACTAAGCCCGAATCACTAGAAAAGTTATAGCTGGCTATGTTGTCGTCATCTAAATACGAATATTCCTGTTGTTGCCCTGCGGGGTTTACAATATATCCAAGCCTGTTATCAGTCTCAACAATATATTGAGTCTCCAGCAATGTTGGGTCTATAGTAAAGTTAGAAGAAATGGCTGTTGTGTTTAAACCTTGATCTGTCATTATAACACTATTTTTTTCAGTTCCCTGATTGGACAAGAAAACACCCTGTGGTATTTGGTCTGCTCCAGAAGTCGCATAGACACCTTGCTTGGTGAAAAAATCGTCAGTAGCCTCATCGCAGGATATAAAAAAGGTGTTTGATGTTGTCGCACTTCTCTTTTCTGCAGATGAATCTTGCTCGTTTAATAGCATCATTGGAAGATATAAAAGGTTTGTTTTTGGAATCGACAGAAGCCTGCTTTTCATAGTCGAAGTATTATTTGTCAAAGCCTCGATAACTGGAGTTGTCAATATATTAATATCATAGTAAGCAGATCCACTCGCATGATTTAAGTCATATTTTGAATAGTCGATCTCATCATCAGCATATGCGTATTTGACGATTTTGAACGAGCCGTCCCCTCTTGCTAATCTAGCTCTTCCCGCATCGGTAAGAACTGCGTCTAGAATGATATCTCCACTGTTATCTAAGAAAGCCATTTATTTTCTCCTAAAATCTGTATACTGCCTTTATAATTAGTCTTTTGTATAAATAGTTGTATATTTTTATTTGTCTAATTTTAATACCCTATTTACATTCCATCTAAGCCATCAGAGATAGCTAAAGAACCATTGTTGTCATTACTTGATTCTGCCGCCTCAAACACTTCTGGTTGGAGTGGTGCAGGGTGCCCTGCATCTCCACAATTCAACACTTGCCCCGGTGGCTCTTTATGTCTAGTTTTAAATTCCACGTTTAATTCAACAATCTTTCCAGTATGTTTTGATTTTATCCTAAATTTAAACTTTTTAAAGTCAAATGTTGGACTTTTTTTAATTCCTAATACTGGCTTTCTTGTACCAAGTGCTGTTTCCGATTTTTCTAAACCAGACTCTTTTAAATTAAGCATTCCCTGAAGCGATTCAGCATCTATTTTTAGATATTTTCTAAATGATTTAGACTTTTCTCCCTTCTTAGGGGATTCAAATTCATAAATAGATATAATTGGATAAACAACTCCAGAATTTTCAACTAATTCGACCTGATATACAGGTGATGGATTTGAAGGATTTCCATGAACATCAACAGATCTAAACATATAGTAATATTTTTTGTTTTGCTGTAATTTTTCCATGGTCGATTGATTACTTGTCGCATTTATAGTAGTTTTTTTATTATTAGCAAAACTCGAATAACTGATCGGAGGGTTGGATAGTCTGTAAATTTGATATTCTACAGGATAATCATCAGATCTAAATTGTAGTCTGGGCTCCACAAAAGCGTTGGGGGGCATAACAGACTTGGGCAACATTCCTAGTATACCCCCCGTAGATTTTGACATCTTTAGCAGATCTCTATCCTGAGCTTTTCTAATCTTATTAAATTTAACGTAATCCTCTAGTTCTACTGCGATAGGTTGTAATTCTCTGTCGACAGTCGAAGGGTAAAAGGAAAATTTTAATTCATTGTTTTTTCCGTTTAGTGGCAATATGTCTATCTCTGGGGCTGTGGATGGTGCGTCATTCACAAGGGTTGTCTTTTTGTAGAATGGAACTTCCACCAATTTTATATCAGCTTCGCATAAAACATCAAATATCGCCATTCTAGAATTATCAGTATCATTCTTGAATAGTCTATTATAGTTATTATTAGCGGGGGAGGGGTTTCGATACAAAAATTCTAATGCTGTATCAATGTATCCTTCTTTTGCTGCACTATCAGTTATGCCAACTGCATAGTCAGTTATCCTCTGACTGTTGTCGTTACCAGTAAATCTGTTTTCAAGCTGGAATCCGTATTTTGACCCAATTACTATATTATAAGAATATATTGTATACTCGTAGCTTTGACCATACTTGACTTGAGTATCTATGTATCTCATCATTTCTTGGTTGTCTTCTATGTTGCTTGGCTTCGGTAACCATATATTTTGTACAACGCCGTTGTTTATCGGACTGCCACTGTTATCTACAGCGACCTTTTGTATTCTATAAAACAGAGTCTCATTGTATGCTGGTTTTTTATTCAGTATATCCTCATAGGATCTTAAGGTGCTTTTCACCAATCCTCTAAACTTACCCATAAATCTTATTAATTTCAACAACTGACCCAATCCAGCGTCGTCCTGATCTGGACATGTTCCTGAAGAGCCGTATACATTTTCTCCAAATCTGTTTGAGTTGCCCCAAGCATATCCGTTCTTCACAACATCAGTCATAAAAAGTGGGTCTGATTCTGAATTCTCATTGTCTCCAGCAGAAGGATTAGATGTCATAAAATTTATGTACGACTCAATCCACTTATTTAAATCTATTTCTCTGAGCTGGCTTTTGCCCCCATTTTTGACCAGATCTGCCCCTAGAGCATCCTTGTCTTCCGATGTGGTTGGTGGCGTGACTTGAAAAAAATCTTTATACTCATCTATCAAGTATATACCCCTCTGGCATATGGGAGGGGAATTGTCCTTTATTGATAAGTCGGAATAAGTTGGGTCTGAATCTAGTGCGTTATAATATATTGTTTCCCCGTTAAACAAATGAGAATTCTTGTTGGGGGCGACATTTGATCCATCCTCTGATACTTTTTTGTTGAATACGTTTGATATAAGTGTATTAAGCAAGAGAGTTCCAATACCCGATTCGTTAAACACTTGAGTGAATGCTCTTCTGGAATCGGATGAAAAATCAAAATTTACATAAAATGGAAACTGGTATTTTATGTTGTTGTATTTATTTAGATAAGATTGGCTATCTTGATACAAAACTATATTGAAATTCTCTTTGTCCTCGATATCATCAGGCACATAGCCGCAATTTAATAATTTGTGCCCAAAGCTTTCAAACTTAAACTTAGATTCGCCTTCCTCGGTTGGGAAACCGGGAGTTCCATCATTGTCAATTGGAACCTCGTATATTAATGGCATCGAGGTTTCATTGAAGGGCAGTTTTTGATTGCCACTATTATATAATTCAACTTCTTTCTGGCTTGTTCCTGCTTCATAAAATTTTGAATAGTAATTATACCTTGATTTTATGTCAGACACTAAACTACTCTTGTTCATGTTATTAGTCAAAGACGTAGCTCGGACAGACATCGGCAAATCCATCTGAAATGCGTGATCGTAATACATGCCAAAATTAAAAGCATAGGAATATGTATTAGCTGATGCGTCGTAAAACGAATCCAAAGCTCCATTCTTTGATGCCTGATTGAGTGCTTCAAGTGCGTATTTAGACCAGTTGTTTTCCACTTCTTTTAATACAACAGGCCATCCGGAGTCCGCTCCTTCTCCAGCATTGACCAATTGCCTTAATTGTTTTAAGTTTTTTCCTGTAGGCGTTTGTATGTTTTGAGTACCAAACATCGAATTGTAATTGTAAGAAGTAGTTTGACTAAGACTTGGAAACTTAAGTTCTACTGTCGTGGAGTTAACATTATCGTCAACAAAAGTATATGCCGCTTGTTTATTCTTGGCATTTATGTCTGTTAACATCGATAACATGGTTAGCCTATTAACCAACAAGTCATTGCTGTCAAAAAATAATTTTATTCTTGTTGCCTTTCTGTCCAAGTTCAAATTTCCAGATGAACCTTTTTCAAAAGTTTGTGACCAGAATTGTGTAACATCCTCATATTTTGTTTTTGTAGGTACCAGACTTCCCTTGGTAGAATATTGTACATTCGTAATTGGTAATATTCCATCGGTTGATGGAGCGTAGAAACCAATATTGTTGTCCCTAAATGACCACATTCTGCCTATTGCTTGCCTAAAAGGATCTACAGATGTCCTTGCGGTTACCTCAGTGTCTGTTCCGGGAGCAGCGGAACCGTTTATTTTTTCCTCCACAACCTCCACATTGGCATCCGATGACTGTGGGTAATAATTTTTCTCCTTCAATACTAAGGAGTATTTTGTAGAATATTCATTTTTCAATCTATCAGTTAATGAATCTGTCATTTCCTATTGTCCCTATACTAGTAATTTCCACCTAGAAGACCGCCCGAGCCGCCTGATTGTGTTTCAATATTCTGTTGATCGCCTTGTTCATTTGAAGATCCGAACTGCATCAACCCTGATGTCATTTGATCAGATCCCGAACCGCCCTCTTGTAAAGCTTCAGAAGTGACGTTTCCGCCATCCGTATTGTTTCCAAGTGCCTTTGCTGCGCCAAACAGGGGTCCTGATCCAGTGTTGCCACCCATGCCGCCCATGCCGCCCATGCCAACTCCAGTTCCAACATCTACGCCGCCGGCTGCACCGCCGACCATGCCTGTCATTCCCAGTTCTGTCACAGCACCTGCGCTTAGTCCAGTAGATATCGATATGCCCATTGCGCCGCCCTCGGCACCTACAAGAGCTTCAGCCTGCTCCATCGTTTGACCTCCGGGTAAAAATTCTTGACTGTCCGGTTCGCCGAATGGGCTCGTATCCTGCTCCTGCTGAAAAAGGGCACCCTCTTCGGTTTGTAAAGTAGCTGGTCCTGCAGCAGAAAAATCAATTATGAAATACTCATTGTATATTGGAAGTTCTGTAAAATCGTACCTCCTTATTCCATATAATGGCTTTTCGTAGGATACAAGTCGACACATAATATTTCCCTTTAAGCCTTGGGCGGCGTTGTATATGTCTTCTGTCATCTCTGTCCATTTTGGGCTGTTTATTGAAATCTCCCCATTCGAATCTAAATCATACCCAATTAAAGCCTCAATCTTAACAATGTTTTTAAAATTTAACATAAAAAATGATAGAAAGTCTGGGTTCTGGTAAATAATTTTTCTCTCCGAAAGAGCTGTTGGCTTTCCATCGGGACCAATTAGATCATAGGCGTCTTCTGGGTTTGTTATTTTATCAAAAACAAATGGGTGTTTTGTCTTAAACTGGTCGACTAATTCAGAAAAAGCCTCTGCGCTATACTCTTTTGTATAGTCTAAATTTGACATAAAACTTTTAACTTGATTGGGTGCTCTCTTCAGAGGAGAATTTGGATTAGCCTGTTGACCCCCAAATACACTCCAAATGTAAAATTCTTTAAAAAAAGTTTCATCAAAATTCTGTGTATAATATTCCCAAGTCCACAAATTGTCACTTAATGTTTTAAATAAATTTTGTTGTGTTATTGTTAGCAATAGATCCGTAGGGTCTATGTTTGTTGAATATATATCTTTATTATCATTTGGATCTGGGCTTGGTAATCCTATCTCACTTTCAGCCATATTGGTTATTGGGGCACCGAAACCGCCCATTATACCAGAATTGGTCTCCTTGTCAGATGATCCTACATTTAAAGCTTGCAGCGCTGTCACTGTTGTCTGTCTGCCCGACAATATTGTTGTTAAGTCATATTTTGATTCCGTAGAACCATTTTTTTTGATTGTACTATTGGATGTCACCCCTGTAGCAACGCTGGTGCCACCACCGGGGAAATCTAGCTTTTGCTTATTTTGAGAATTTACCCTAATAATGTTCATTAATACGTTATTAAGATTCTTTACGTCTGTTCTTAAGTTTCCATTGTTTAATAAGTTTTGAGAGGTAGAATTAGCAAAATTAACAATAGAAGGGCTCAAAAAGGCATTTTTAGTGAAATTTATATTATCATCTGGATTTAATATAGGACCCTGCTTTTGGTAAATTTGAGCTGGACCTAGATCTTCCGCGTCTGTATACGATAAAGGTTTTTTTGGTATTTCTATATCGTATTCTTGATTTGGAAAATACTTTTGCGTTTCCAAATTAATTCTTAAATCATAATTTGGTTTTATTATTCTCTTAATTCCAGTGCCAATGCTGCTGTCTTCTTCAAGCGTGTTTTTTATGGATAAATAATCATATCCTGTTAGATGATTAACCTCTCCTTTAATTTCAGAACTAAATTTCTTTTTTACTACGAATTCTCTTTTTGGATTTGATCCAGCAGCATATTGGGACTCGACATGTTGAGAATCCTCCGGTTTCTTATATTTTGAAGCTGTAGCAAATAAATCAAGCACTTTTTTGTATGTATTTTCAAGAATCTGGAAAGCTTTCAGAGCACCACTAGGGCTCCCAAATCCTGTTGAGGAAATGCTATATAAAAAGTTATACAAACCAAAAAAGTTTTTATCAAAAGTGCTAAAAGAGTTTAAAACCTCAAAAAAATCTACTATTTTCGATCCAGCAAAATTATTGCCATACTTTCCTTTCAAGGCATCAATACCTTTTTGGGTAAAGCGATTCGTGTATAAGTTAAAATAATTTGGATCTCTTTTGGCATCCTCAACGTAGTCCAATAATCCCATAAGAGTATCTGTTATCGCTTGATTGCCATAAAGAATTTCTTCTAATTTTAATATTTTTTGCTCCATCCAAGAAATTATAGGATCTTTCATTACAAACTGTAATGTATAGATATAATCTCCATCATTTGGTATGCCTACGTCAGTTCCAGTATAAAATTTAACTTTACTTTTATAGCTTGTTGCCTGTGCTATGTCTGGTAATTGTAAGTTTATTTCTTTTATAGTACCCACTGTTTCATTGTTTATTTTAAACGATTTAGCCTGAATTACACCAAGCTCATCTTCATCAGTTACACAAACTAATTTAGAATTTTGATTTTCTATTTTTTTGTATAAATCGACTTTGGCATCTGCTACGTTCTCTTTATAAACCCTATCTCTGTATATTCTAAAATCTTTAATTAAACTTTGATTTAGGAAAGAATTTATTTCTGATGGTGAAGAATTTTCAAATATATTATCAATTAGTCTTGGAAATATAGAATACTGTTTTAGTATTTCTTTAAAATTTAAACCAAAAGCAAATCTTATATTTCCAGAGCCGTCCATGGCTGTATAAAAATCAGTAAATATTGCTTGATTTGGAGAAGTGGTAAAACTTTTTACAATCGCCATTTCTATATCGCTAGTATTTTGAGTGTACTGATTGTCTTGGTTTGCTAATCCCTTTAAACCCTTTAGGTTGTCATATAGTTTTTCAGTTGTCTTTTGATTAAACCATGAGTTGGAAAATAGGGAATAATTAAAATCTATTTTTTCTAGCTCAACTACCTCTCTAAAGTCTTGTATCACTCCGTTTAAAACTGTTTGCTCTGTTAAAAGCTGAGATGTTCCTGACATGTTGTGTCCGGTCATGTAACCAACATATCCATTTGGACCCGAATCTTGAGGTCCATGATAATGTACAGGACCTGTCCAGATTGTTGGATTGACATACGATTCTAGCGGGAGGGGGATTCCATCCTCATCGTACTGAGTTATATAAAATACCTGACCAAATGTCTTTGTTGAGCCTCCTTGTATTACGGTTTGTAAAGTTGTCTGACCTGTTGATAGATTCTCAATGATCTTCTGTGGGAGGGGCACCTCTTCAAAAAATGGATCTTCTTCAAGAAATAAATATTTAAAATCAATATAGGCAAAAGCAAAATAAGTTAAGTTTTGTACTTTAGTTCCACCTTGGCTTTCGGAAACTTCGAAATCAACCCTGTATGGAAAAACGTATATAATATTTCCATCAGAATCATATTTCTTTTCTATCTGTAGTCTTTCATCATTATTTGAATTTTGATCTAAATCTAGACCACTCCCTTCATATTCTGAAAATTCTAGTGTTTTTTCTTGTAAAAGCTCATGAAGGGCTGGACCTCCTGTATCATATATGCCTCCGGGTTTAAAATACTCGGTTGGATTGTTAAGTATTGCTTGGTTTATCGAGACGTCAGTCGATTGAAAAATTCTTATCTTTAAATAAGCTTGTAGCACATCGTCAAAGTTCTTAAAAAACATAGAATATAAATTACAAGAAGACTGGTCGAATCCAACATTTATTGACAGGAGGAGGTCGACCTTCATTTTAGAAGGAGGAGTAGCGCCAGATTCGTTAAACGTGAAATCTATTTCATTAATCTCTTCTCCCTGTTGTTTTATATGTGGCTCATTAGTTATTTTTAATAAATCTTTGCCACCATCCAGAGTGATGTTCAAAAAATTAACTTTTGGTAGTATGAATCCTGCTGTAGACATTAACAAGGCTCCTCATCGTTTTTAGGCACATTTCTATATAAGTCAGTAATAATACCGCTTTTAATGCCAACATCATCTGTTATTTCCTCATCTACTCTGATGTCGAAATAATATTCAACATTTTCTTCAGTAACTTCTATTTTTTTTCTATTATTTTTAGAGTAATACACATCTTTGTTTACTTTTTCCGCATTTAAAAAATACAGGGGTACCAAATTCTCATTTATCTTATTATCTCCGGGCTCTTCGACCACTTCATAAACTTCAATTTCAAAATTTTCATTTTCAAACAAAGAATTGTGCTCTTTGAAATCAATTAAAATACAATCTTTCTTAATGTCTATGTAAGTTCCATCTTCAAAAATAGTCGCATTGTTTTTAATATTTTTTACTGTATTTTCTTCTACTAGTTGTTTAACTTCTGTATCATAAAAGGCTTGTACATTTATTTGTGGTATCTTCAACAATCCAGATGAACCTGTGTAGTTCAAAACAGAGCCTGTTATTTCGCCATTAGCTAATTTCAAATCCCATGCCGGTAGTTTGTCAGAATTGTACTCACTAGTTCCCATAGGTAACGCTAAACAATAGAAATTATCAACTGACGTCGGCGCTTTTGATACTTCCTCCAGCTTTTGCTCTTGAGACAATTCTATTTGTACAACTTTGTCCAATATCGGATCAAAAACGTTCTTTACCTGCGATATTTCTTTAAAAGTCCTGTCAACTCCAGAAAAACTTGTTTGTATACTTGGTCTAATAGCCTCTCTAATCCTTACTGATGCTCTTGTAGAGTTTTCCATCGCGGGAGTTGAGCCTGTAGACATATATTGACTATCATATACAATGTCGTCATCGAAAAAAGCATAGTATGTTGGTTGAAATACACCACGAGAAAGCAAATACTTCCCATATTGCGTTAATTCTATTTGAATTACTTCTTCTTTTCTGTTTAAAAACTTCATTTCTTATAAATAGCCATTGTTAATATATTTGCTTTAGTATCGAGGGTCACTAGTGCCGCCGCCAAATTTAACTACGTCAATTGGTGGAGAATCTGCTCCCTGTTGCTCTTGATAATCATTTGTTGTTGCCTCAATCGCAGGGTCTCTTCCCTGTTGATCCAGCGTTGGTTCTTCTGGTGTTCCTGCTAATGAGTTTCTTGGCTCTAAGCCTATTGTTGTTTCAACCTTAGCTAGCTCAACAAGAGAAAAGAAGTCATATGGCCAATTATAACTGTATTGTAACTGCTTTCCTGATACGCCCAGCTTGCCTTTTGGGTCCAGCTCTTCCAGACCAAACCCTTTATTTTCATCTTGAGTCAAAGAAACGCCAAAATAATTATTTTTTGCCCTTTGTTTAACTTTAAATACCATCCACCTTAAATTAGGCGGAAATACAGATATATCTGCGGTATCCTTTTTGTCTTTCCCGGTTAATACTCCAGTATTTGTTCCAAAAAATTCTACCCCTTCTCCAGTTAATACAGGGTGCTCAATTGACGCCTCTGCTTCCTCTGCCGTAACAGAAATGTCTGGCATTACATTTTGCCAAATTAAAGATAAATCATTTTTAGTCAATTTATGATTAAATTCAAATATGTACATCACAAATGGTTCTATGGAAGGGTTGTTTATAAAGTCCAAATGAGGCGGTATTACATACTTTCTCATTTTCTTGATCATACTTGTTACTGAAGTCTCTTTAATTTCTTGTTTTACTCCAAGTTGCCCTTCTTTAATTGCGATTCCCGAAGTGTCTAGGTTGTTTAGTTGTGTAGCAAACGCACTAGCAGGTATCTTTACCTTGGACCCATTTTGATTAATCGGTATTGCAATGATAGCCTCACTAATAACTTTACTTGAGGCTATTTCTCCAACCCTTTTTCTTCTAGAATCAAATCCGCAAATCTGTATTAACGATCCAGTTGTTGGTATTTCAAGACTTCTTTCTCCTCCTGCTCTCCCAGACACAGTTTGCCTGCTGGGACCCCTAGATTCTGATTCTCCGGTTCTTGGGTTAACTGATTCTGTGGAAGAACCCCTGATAGCAGCTTTAGTTCCTTCTGTTATTTGTGGGAATGGGTCTTTTATCTGTAAGAATATGCCCTCGTTGTCTTCAGGTAGTGATCCAAAGGTTTTCCACATACCTGTTGTTAGATTTCTTTCGTTGCCATCACCGTTGGAATATGAAGTTCTGCTATTCGACTCTTGACCTTCGAAGTTTAGTGTTGGGCATTCGAATTTTGTTTCCATAATCCAAACATCATTGGAGGAATCCGTTGGCTGTGTTACTGCTTGGGGAACATAAGTGAATTCTCCATTCTCTAGCTTTATTGGCATGTAAGATTTAAATTTCTTTCCTGTTCTTTCAAACAATCTCATCGATGATTTAAGATCCATCTGGTTTCTGTATGCTGCTGAAGCAGAAGCAAAACCCCTGTTAGCTCCGATGCCCTGAAATCTTCCATTTGAGTTCTCGTTTTGATTTAAATATACTGTTTCTATTTCTGCCGAAGAGAATATTTCTGACAAAGTAAACTTGTCTGCTTCTCCGGGCTCCATTGGTCTTAATGCGTGAGGTCTAAATGCTATCCTAGCGACAGAACTTCCGTAGAAATACGGAGGAGTATACGGTGCTGGACCGGGGTCACCAATCTGTCTTAATATTATGTTTGATAATTCGCCCATATTTGTGTGCTGCTTTTGGGTTCCAAAAAATGGACCGTAATGAAGACCCCTTGCTGATACAGATGCTGTTGTAGCAAAGTTAGATGAACCCGTCCTAAGTGATGCGACATTAAATAGCTTATCTGGTCCCTCGTACATTTTAAAACCATCTGTTTTCGACATTACTACGTCCATTATATACGTTGTGCCAGACACCATTGTTTTAAAATCTTTTTCTGGCTTGGATACAAAAGTGGTTGTTTGCCTATCCTCTAGAAAAAAGTCGATAGTTTCAGCCAAGAAATTATTCATTGCTAAATTGTATCTGTTGTCAAACTCTCCTGTCCAAGCAAAATTTGGAGATGGTCTAGTGTAGTTTCCCAAATCATACCAATTTCTGAATTCTTCTGGGGTGCCTGAATTTCCGTTGTTTGGCTCAGAGTACCTCCTCGCTTGACTCATTTGATTAAGATTTCCGGTTGGATAGTTTGGCCAAATATGATATATAGACGCATCTGGTCTGTTAGCTAAAGTCTCGTTCGCGTTAACATTAAATGATGGTAAATATTCGTTTGGCGCTACAAGTGCCTCAAATGGCATTCTCCAGTCTGGATCGAAATTACAGAAGGCAGCCGCTCTATATCCATATACTGGCTCAGAGCCTGTGGAAACCAAAAGAGGAGTTTTGCTCTCAATCGACCCTGTTATAACTGGCCAGTCGACAGCCACACCCGACTTAATAGTGTTAAACATAATTCCGGGCGCAAAAAATGGCTGGATTAGTGAAGATATCTTTTGTTGCTCTGTGCTTTCGTTTCCATCAATTGGGTCAACGTGGTCATAGTTTCCTGTCAGATATGGACCATATGAAGAAGAAAACATTTGACCTAGCTGTACTGTTCTCAAAGCAGGATAAAACCCTTGATACGGCAATAACTTTTTAATACCCTTACAGCTTATTCTTATTCTAGACGGTATCAAAGCACTGTTGATTTTTGCGGAAGGCGCTGAAACATGCTCGGTTCTTAAGACCTCAAAGTGCTTCATGAAATCAGTGTGCGAATATATCCTAAAGAATTCAGAGTTTACTGCCTTGGAATTCTCAGATGTCGCGCTTGAGGTAGAGGATAGGGAGGATCCGATAAGATCCATAAATTTCTTATTTTCTGCCTCAAAACCATTTTTTAAGTAATAGTCCATATGGTCTGAAATTCTAAATTCCGGTATGACAGTGTAATCCTTACCGATCCTTCTAATGTCGTTAGAATACTCGTCATATGAATCAAACCATGGATTTCTACCACATTGAACATTAGCCTTCCAATCTGGTATTAGATTCAGGTGAGATATTGTGTATTGAGAGCCAGCGAAGTTCACATCATTGCCAGATAAAACAAAATTTGGATACTCATAGCTTAAAGATGCTGTTGGGGGCGGACTGGCATTGGTGCTGGACGTTAAAGTTGTCGGGGCAGATGTTGCCAATCCCTGTACAGGAGTTCTGTACAAATTGTATACCCAGTTGTTATAAGACAACTCTCCATTGAGGCTCTTTAAAGATATATCTGTCGGCAAGCTTAACGACCCCTCTCCCTGACCTGTGGAGACAGCTCCACTTAATACTGCTCCAGCGCCAGTTGGAGATATTATGACCATTGGATAATTAGCCTCTAGTGGCCAACAACTTAAATCAATTACATTATCATAAGTTGTTGTTTTAAAAGTTCCTACTTCGATTGCCCTACCCATTGAATTGAAAGCGGAGCCAATAGATCTCAATCGGTTGTTTCTATCGTCTCTCCAAAATGTCCTTGCCTTGCCAAGGGGTCTATTAAAATCATTCGACCCACTGGCTTCGCCGTAATTCTCTCTTGTTCTAGTTTTGGCTAAAAATGTAAATGATTCTCTTGGATAAACCGTTTCTCTATACCTTAGAGAATTAACAATCTTTATAGGATCCGATCCCATAAGAGCCCCGTCATATTCGTTATCGATGTAGATTCTCTTTAAATCATCATACACTTGGTTAACGTGGTCTGGCTGGAAGCCTATTGTCTTTGTCATACTTTCAAATACGTTTGGAATTCCACTAGTGTTGGTCATTGTAAAATATGCTAGATTATTCCCATAACTGCTATTGACAATAACTTCTGGACCGGATAATCCATTTTGGTTTTGATAATTCCATAATTGAATTTGATGCCTCAAGGGCTTGTATTTTGAACTGACAGGTGGCTCTGTATAAGAAAACAACTTCTCTTCTTCAACATTCCGAGCTATTGTAACACCATCATTTATTTCAGTTGTTACAGTATTTTGTGTTCTGATGAAAGACATTCTGTTATTTTCTCTCATGTCTCTGACTAGGGGGTGATCCCCTAGCCTTACTTGCTTCCAAGATGAAAAACCCCCTGCTCCGTTTCTGTTTAAGTTTATCGCATTCAAGGTTGATGGTTGTCCGATAAACCCCGCTGCCTTGTTTCCAGCACTGTCATTAAAAAATCCACCATTCGCAAAGTCAGAGTTAAAAGAAACTCCCAAAGTATTTGTAGAAGCTGTTATATCGCCTATGGCGTGATAATTTAAGCCTACAAAATCAGTGTTGACCCTCAAAGTGTCGTATGCGTTACTATTTCCCTGAATTGAGCCAAAAGTTCTAAATAAGGTGCCGCCTCCAAAAAAACTTTCGATAGAAGCATGTTGGCTGGCGCTTATAAACGTAATATCTGTTGAAGCCATAGAGGCATTGGAAGCATTTGGCTGTGAATAACCATATGGACCGGATGTAGCAGAAGCTGTAATCCAAGCGTACTGCATGTCGCTTTGTGGTATCATATGTTGAACAAAGCCATTATCAAAGGTTGTTCCTGTCACCAAGTTTAAACCGAGCCCGTCATGAGCACCTATAGCTGGCTGATTATTTATTTTTAATCTTTTTGCCCCATTCCTCTGTGTCTTTTGAAAAGATGCTGATGGGGCTCCAGCTACACTATCGTGTCCACCAAATAAACTATGCCTTGTCAGTAAAGTCTTTAGTGGTGAACTAACAGCCAAGTTTCTGAATGGCAAGGCATTATACACAGAAAAGCTCTCAGATTCCAAATCCAGATATCCCGCACCCATAGTTTCAGGACTTCCGGGGGCAGAAAATCTACTAACAAAAACATATTTGTTTTTTCCACGATTTGGCATTTCTCTGTCATATACAGACCTTACTGCTGTTGTTGCTGATGATCCCGTTAATATACCAGAGTTCTCAATAAAATATTTGTTGTTTATTGATCTGCCCGGAATTTGTACGATTTCATAATCATGCGAATAATTCCCAAGCGCTATTGAGCTGCCATACTGGTCGGTTGTGCCTCCTGCCGATGCTATTTGGGAGCTAGTTATATTCTTAATGTTTTTTATATTAAGGGGACTTTTAGCGATACTATCCCTTGAATATCCGGCTCTAGGATAAGCTGACGATATGGCGAATGGATTATAAATTATGAAATATGTCTCTCCACCGACAACGGATGTGGTTGTATACCAGCCCTCTTTTCTTGTTGTGGCTGCAGCTATATTTAATCCTGTGTGCCTGTATTGGTACCCTCCAACATGTTGTTCTGTAAAGGGACCTTGGAGTGGAATATCTTTTGTATCAACATAATAATCTTGAAGATGTTGAGTTGTCTTTAAGTATCCTGTTGGATCTGTATTCTGGCTTCCAACAGATGAACTATAGAAAACAACTGGTGAAACAGTTCTCCCTTGAAATCTGGATCCTACTACATCACCCTCTGCTTTAAACTGAGGCTTAAACTTAAACTGAGGGTTTATATCTGTTGTATCGTCACAAACCACTGGTTTGCTAAACGTGGTTGTATTAAATGCTACGTTCTTTCCAGTTCCGGGAGGTGTTTCGGCAAAGACAAATTGTCTTTTGTTGAGGCTTTTCCCTAGTCCTTGATTGTCAAGCCTTAACTTTACTGGGGTGTCTAGTTTTCTATTAAAAACTTGTATCGATGATGAATGTATCGCTCTCCTGTTTGAATCAACACCTGTATTTCCAGAACTCAACCCAGCTTCATCACGAAGGGCTCTCTTATTCCACCATAAACAGTTTTCGTCTTGATTTGTTCCCGCTACGGGGGGAGTTGGGGCGTGTCCTCTTTTCCAATCATAAGTTAATTCGTTTATTCCCCTAGCGGCATCCTGTATAATTCCGTCTTTTCTCTCTAGTGTTGGAAACTTGCTTTGATATTTATTTCTCTCCAGCAAGTGGTTTTCTACCATGTTTCTAACATCTGGCAAATTTGCCGAAGCTGGTTTCAGTGTCTTTACCATTTCTGAAATAGAATTGTCCAGCCACTTATAGAAATTTAAATATTTCTCTAGATCCGGAGTGTTACCAACTGTATTGTAAAATAGATTCCTTACCTTCTCCATGGATTTGAAGCCCATTCTATATCTATTGACAGGATCTCCTACAATATTCTCCAATGAACTAGCTTCTTTAGATGCCAAGAAAAAATTTAACATTTCTTCTGATATCGTCTGGTACATGCTTTTTTCTAAGGAGAATGAAAATTTTACTGGTCTGGATTCTTTAGTGAATGTAAGATCATCTGTAACAGCAACTGTAATCATGTTGGAATCATTTAGATTCTCTGGCAATTGTTGTTTATACACCTGAATAAATTCTTTTGCTACCGAGTCTGTACTGTTATTTTCAAAAAAGTCACCGCGAGCATCGTGGTTTGACTCTATAAAATTCTCTAAATCAACTCCCCATTCTTGAAACTTTTCATCTTGATTTATTGTGTAACTGCTATCTTTAACTACAAATTGACCACTGCCATCTGACCCTGTAATTGTATCAAATTCCCAATTTAAAATCAATGTTTTAATTCTTGGGATCTCTATACTTGAATTTGGTCTGGGTATTGTTAAGTAAGCATTTTTTTCAGGATTGTTAATACCCTTAGATGTGGAATCAATTGAGTGATACTTCAACTCATCGCTAGTCAAATCATCTGCCCAATATCTACATGATGTTATTTGGGCGTCTGAATATTCTCTCAATGATCCTGTAAAGTTTGTCCTGTGCGCCCCAACATAAAGACGCTTTTTCTGTGTTATAAAGTTTAATCCTGCTGCGCTTGCTATTGAACCTGTTGCTTTAAATGTGTTTACAACAACATCAGATACAGTGCTAACTCCTTCAAATTCTACGTCATATGCCTTTCCAGTAGAGCCTGTTATATTCGTGCCCACATAAGGATAGCCTTTTTGCTTTACTCTTACAGCAAAATTCCACTTTACATCTTGATATTGGTTTAAATATATGCTACTCGTTAAGGTTGGTAATACGCTGTTATAACTCTTTAAGATAAATTGTACGCTTTTTGAATCCTGTTCGTGTATCTGAAAGGTGTCTGAAACCGCGTAAACTTGGAAGTTAGCATAATCATTAGAGTCCCAAGTTGTGACCGTCTGAGCATCCGACCCCGGATCTGCTTTCGCAGAATGCATTCCAAACAAAGACGAAGTAAGGTAAGCATAATACTTGTTTTGAAAATTTGGATCCCCATACTCTGTTTTTCTCGGTAAAATGACTTCGGACTCTACAGTCATGGCCATGCCACTATCAAATCCTGTTGATGTGTTTGTGCTTCCAGTTATGTACCCCGTATTATTTGATTCGGAAGTGTTTTTGTATGAGTAGACAGTAGCATCATTTCTTGTTACATCATTAAAATCAGCATATGTTTTTCTGACTGTTTTATCAACAAAGTTGTCTACTAGATTGTATTCTGCGTTATTAGCGTATAAATTTAATTTATATATCTCCTCCCCAACACCAAAGCATCTTATTAGGTTGCGGATAGACTTAGCAGTCCCTTTTGACTTGTAGATGTATGTCAAATTGTTATAAATGTTTTGATAGATATAGTTTTTTATGTCATATAGCTTTTTTTCATACTCCCTATCGTCATCTCGGTGAGAAAGGGCGGCAATCACATCTGTATCTGCAAATATCTCAGGTGCCACAAAACCAGCGTTTTTCAAAAGCTTTGAAGCAAACGGAACTGGCTTCACATTTACGTCGACGCTGCTACTCAAATACCTAGCAGTTTTAATTTTTGGCATCTCTTGTATTTGTAAATAAAGAGTATCAAAATAACTTGCTAATATTTGAGTTAGAGCTAGTGATGTATCCCTGCCTGAATCTGAATCCTCTGATTGGATCCATTCGGGAAGTGTATTAAAGAGGAAAGATGGGTTTCTGTAGTCCCACTCCTCTCCCTTTTTCATGGCATCTGTTTTGTACGAGGATACATCTGGATGTATTGGGTACAATATCGGGTCTTTAAATTCTCTCTCTGCTGCTCCTGCTAAAACCATGGCTGACCCTGTGGATCTGCTAGTTGAGGAGTAATTATTATATACACCGTTTGAAACTCGACCAGAGTAATCTAACACTACCTGATCTGTGCTTGTTTGCCCGACTATACCTTCATTAAATTTAAAATAAAAGCCGAGTTTTGTATTGGAGATATCAGTATTTGTTCCGGCTCCAACTTGAGAAAACCAATTTCTTTGTACTTGACTTTCTGTTCTTGCTGTTTTCCAAACCCTAAATTCATCAAAAGATGCGGTCATGTTACCAAAAGCATTAAAATCAGTTATAGGCGTTCCTAGTCCTAGCGCTTGTGCCTTAACATATTCTGTTGGATAAGTCCTATAGGCACCAATGTTTGCGTCTATACCCCCTGCAGATGCTCCTGTTACTTCTAAAACAGCAGATCCTGTAAGTTTGTTATCTATAAGCGCCCCATTAAAAAAAGTTTTAATGTTCAATTGATTTCCACTATTCTTAACAGTGACGGAGAAGTGGTCAAAGATTCCGTTTGTGGGTGTTCCCACAACGGAAATTGGCAATAATGGTACTCTTTCAGCCCCTGTGGTGCCCGAGTGATATGTTAGGTGAAACAAATGTCCATCAACAAAGTTTCCAGTAGATATTTCAAACCTGTTCTCAAGTAACATACGCCCATAACTTGCGCTTCCGGGTTGTGTCTCGTTGGTCCCATCGCTGTTCCAAGCATCGTAAATAGCCTTAGTTGTGAGTAGATTTCCATCAGATCTAAGCCAGAATTCTATGGTATTACCTGTCGTTCCGTTTATCGTGATGTTTTTTGCCCTATTGTTGGCTGTATCGTAAAAATTTGCCTTATGCTCTGGGTTCTTAAAGTCTGTACTCTTGTTTAGACCTTGATCGTAGATTGGAAGGGAGGCTTGATTTGGACCACCCTTTACACCAATATATTGAGGACTCGTTGCCAGAGTATAGGATTCAATACCTGTGCCGGGGTTGTTCGTAAGATTTTTTGCTAAACCTCCGTTAAGAGGAGATACAGATATAAACCCATTTGTTCTGGGGTATTCGTTTTCAAAAATGTAATTGTCTATATATGAAGATGTTAGACTCCATTGAATTTTTTCTTTTTTAGAGCCATCATATGGATAGGTCTTGTATATTCTTTCAATAGATGTTTTATAATATTGTTCTGCGGATCCATATTTTGCAAAATTAGAGGGTTTAGAAAAATCTACAGTTGGTACAACTCTTTCTTTATTCTCTAATTCAACCTTGATATATCCTGCTGATTCTACTTGGTCTCCCAAAGAATCCATGCTCGCAGATGAAACGAATTTTGATGAGGATGTCCCCTTAGCGTTTGATTTGCCAAAAAGAGATTTCAAGCCACTACTTTTGTCACCGTACTTTGTCATTAATCTTCAACCTTAAACTTAAAAACCTCGGGCTGCTCTGAGTATCTTCCATTTGCGTAATAGGCGAATTTCAGCCCATATGCATATCCAGCCTCAAGCATGTCCATATTAAAATCAAAATAATTACCAGAAATATCATAAGATAATCTTGTATATGATCCCGCAGAGCCTGTTTGTTGGGGAGTGCTAGCAGACCCGGTACCAAATCCAATTATCTCCATATCATCAACAATTCTAAACAGTTTAAAATATGCGTCTTCAACAATATAATTTTCTATTTCTGTATTAGCAACAGTATAAATTGTTGGATTCCAATCTTTTTCTCTAATATATAATCTAAATCTAGCATTTTCATCTTTAGAATATAAACTTTTCAAATTGGTAATATCTGTCACATATGACGGGTTTGTATTAAAATTGGAAGCATTAAGGTCTTTCACGCCTATAGCAGACCCAGTATGATATTTGATACCAGCACCTGAGCTTAATCCTGACGTCGAGTCTTGCCACACTGGAAATATTGTCGATGGATCTGCCTCGGCTGGCGTTGTTGGCAATGCTGCCGGATATATTACACTTGCTGTGTAAATTCCTAAGCTTTTTTTGCCACCTACGATATGTGTAGATGTCGATCCGTTACCTTGACCCTTATTTCTGATTGACAGTCTGGCAGTATTTTCTGCAACTGCGGAATTATCAGCATTTCCAGAATGAAATGATACATATATAAGATTGTCTGTTAGGTCTGGAATGTCCTTAAGTTGACCCCTGACATAATTATACAAGTATATGGTGTTAACATTGTCATCACGACTAGCAAAGCTGCTAGCTCCGTAAAAATTACCTGCTCTATCTTTATCAGAAGAGTCCCATCGGGCCTCTAGGGTCGGTCTTTTAAAGAAATACTCGCTAGATCTAGCGAAGAACTTTTTTGTATAATAAGTTTGAGACCCCGTTTCATAACTTGATGACAACATTATTCCAAATCCATATCTTGCTAAACCAGATCCAGATCCATGAAGCATTTTTTCTGCGATATGAGATATGTTTATTTCTAAATCTTCAGTACCATCTTGAAAGTATTGTAATCCTGTTGTGTTTTCATCTCCAATTCCAATATAATCTCCGCCCTGAGTTGTCCAGTCGGTTCCCAAAGATGAATTGATCCAGTTTGATCCACTTAAAACACCATAAGTTTGATCTGTGTATTCATCCATGTCTAGTCCATCGCCTTCTTGCCATGATGCTGATATCGGATGTAAGGAGATATTAAATTTCTTTGGTAATGTAGATGCGTGTCTAGCGTTGTATAGCTTCAGGTACCACTCAACATTACCACTGGCTGGTATAAGAGGCACACTAGCGCTTCTGTCTGTCTCAATGGTGGAAAATGGAAAGTTTATTAAAATCCTTGACTTTTCTGAGGACAATCCCGAAGAAGATGAGGTTTGACCAGCTATGTAAAAAGCTTCTAGCACATCTGAAGCCCCCATGTTTGATCCAGTGCCTCTGCCGACCAAATTAGACCGGAAAGCATTTGTAATTGTATTGTCAGCACTCGCTGTATATCTATATATTCCCATTACCTAACTGTCCCTACAATGTCTGAATTTGGGTATTTCACCTCGAAAACAATATCATCTTGTGCTAATATAAGCCTTCCATCAGGAGATGTGTTCGACTTCATGTCATATGATACGGATGAATACAGGCTTCCTCTTTTTCTATTGACATTTACAGATATGACGTCTAATATTCCATCAACATCTTTAAGAATTCTAAATATATCGCTAGTTCTAATTGGCTCTCCAATTTCATATTTAGATGCCAGCAGTTCTGCCTTTATAGAGTCAACTCCAGCCTGTAAAACCTCAAATTTGTTTTTTTCTTCATCTGCTATAATATCAAATTTTATTCCAAAATTAACGACTCTACCATTTAAAATGTCTATAGTGTCGTTTATCATCTTATAGTTTGACAAGTAATTTTTTAAATTATTTTTTAAATTTGATGTCGATTCTATTAGATTGCCCGAGGCGTCTTCAGAAACTATGTAAAGATTTAGGTTTCTTTTAAAGGAATCTTTATCTTGTACAATACTACATCTCTTAACTGCTCCGAACTTTGGAGGCATATTGTAAATTACAGACTTGTAGTCCTGCGCTGTTACAGCCCTGTTTTGCGAAGAGAAAGCGCCATATGCTCTGTGCTTTAGTTCTTGTGACGATGGAGCTGTCACATTGCCAACTATTGGCTGTTCATTTTCAAATTCTAAAGATGTTATAACATTCCTAACTTTCTCATTAGACAAACTTCCAACGTTTGTAAAGCTAAATTTAGGATCAGATACCGTTGTTAGCGTTTTCGCACCGATATTTGTTTTATTGACACTATTCGTTCTATATTTTATTGTGAGTGAAGTATTGGTTGGAGAGACACCCATTTTCTCCGTTTCAATTAAATTTGTTGGATCAAAACTTTCATCTAAAACATAATCCTTTCCATTAACATTTAGAAGAACCTTACTGGGGTCTGATATTATCTCATTTGTTAAATTGGTCTCCGACCCATATCCAAATTGAAGGAAGAACTGATTGCTCAATTGTTCAAAGACAAATCTTCTTGGTACTTTTTTTGGCTTTAAAATAGAAGGAACAGCATCTCCATCTGAAGCCTTATTAGTAATTTGCGTATATATAGTATCCTGAGATAGGTAATCTACTTCGTAATATTGGTTTCCCTGAGTGTCAAATACAGATACAATTTCTGATATGTTAGTGTCGGGTATTAATACCTTTCTAAATCTTCTATATTCTCCTACCTCAATTGTTTTTGTTTTTACTTCTCCGGAAATTATTTCTCCATAAGCCTTGATAGCATATCCTGTTGGAACGCCAGAGGTGGAGTCAACAGTGGCAACTACCACTTCATTACTAGCAAGTGAAAAATCAACATCTTCGTTTAGCGTGTAGACCACTCCTTGAGAGTTAGTTGAAAAAATTGTGCCTTTTTTTACTATTGGAGCATAATCTAAATCAGGTTGTACTCCATTTGATGATGCTGGAACTACTAAATACATAGTGATCACGCCACTGGAGACTGGATATCCTTTATATCGGTATCCCATTTGCCTAGCTAGCTTAATTACATTATTCGATTCTATTGCAGTCTCTAGGAAAGATTCATTAACGTTGTAATCCATGTAGAAAGACAATACGTCTCCAACATAAGATACTGTATCCAACATAATTGACCCAAATGAAGCCTCATTGAAGTCTTGATAGACTTGTGGATAATATCTTTTAATGTGGGTTATTAGATCTCTGCGGATTGAGTCATAATCTCTACTAGTGTAGTTAATTGGTACTATGTCTTTTTTTTGAAATGTCAATTTTAATAACTCCCTTAAAATTAAATAGTTTACTGTCGATTATTCTGTACATTGAATTCAAGAATATCTGAAATTCCAACAGATCTGATTGAATATTTTATCGACACAAACATCTTGTTGTAATCTGGTGGGCTTAGATCTTCTCCGTTTAGGATCGTTACATTGATTATATTTATAAACGGCATATATGTAGAGACTTGAGTATTAATGTTGTACCTTATGGTTTGAACAGTCTCTGCACTATAGTTTTCAAAAAGATATTTTTTGATTCCTACGCCAAAGTCTGGATCCATCATTCTTTCTCCCTGTGCTGTTAAGACTAGGCATTTTAAATTTTGCTTGCTTGTTTGCCTTATCGTTGTAAGCATCTCATAATTCGGCGCTTCATCGCTAGAAAGAGATAAGGGTAATTTTGGAGCCAATGTGTTAATTCTAGACATTTTTTTATCCTAAATAATCAAATTTTTTCGCATTCGCTGTTATATCCATGGCTCTTTTGAAAAAATCTTTTGATTGTTGTAGTGCTTGTTGAGCTTCGGTATTTTGGTAAAAAACTTTTTGAATCCCATACAAAGAAAGAAAATAATTGATATTATCGACAGGGAAACAATAATTAACCAAAGCATCATACTCACCACTATTAAATATACTTTCAGTCAAATTAGTCATAAATTCTTCTTCATATTCTTCGTTTTCTAACTTGATAATAAATTCTCCAATTGTCATATCCAACAAATCTATCTTTTGTTGCTTTCTAATCAAAGGCAGCACTATTGAAAATGTTCCTGTTGACAGATATGTGTCTGGATAGTCTTCGATGTTGGAGTTTTCCGTAACTATTGGAGATATTCCATCATAACATATCATTGACTTATCGAAATAACAAGAGTTGCTTGTATTTAAAAAACTAGAATTTGTTAGATCAAGCTGTCCTGTATTTATAAATGGTGCATACTCTTGAAAAATCTGCTTTGCTAAGTCGCTTACCTCTTGATCCACTGCATCCTCAAGGTTTTTATTTGGATCAACCGTAATTCCATAGCACAACCTAGATCCTATAAAAACATTTTTAAAAAGTTCTGACATTTTGATATCCGACTGTATGTCAGCTTGGACCCCTTGGGCAGATAACCACTGTATAAATTTATCGCTATTCAAAACCCCCTTCCACTCAATAGGTCGGTCTAGCACTTTGGGGTATTTAATAGTTTCTTTGTCGTAATCTTCGATATAGAAAAACTTCTGTAAAAACATGCTTCCATTTTTAAATTTGTCATACCTGCTATCTTTAAAAAGACTATAATCTTTCTCTGAGGGGTTTTCCGGGGTGCCTTCATTTAGCGAGTCTTTGACAAATACTCCAGCGTAACTGTGAACAGGGATTACAGGCATATCTTGAGCCATTAATATTGTATCTTTATTTATTTGGTTTATTTGGGTTTGGGATATTTGTGCTGCTTCATATACTTTTTCTTGGACATCGACAAAGTTATTGTATAGGAAGTAATCTAGACCGGCAGTAGCTCCAGAATATCCCTCAATCTTTGTTTCGCTTTTTGTTTTTAAAAATTCATAAACCTGATTGTATAAATCAACTATTTGTTGATACTCAGCACTTGATGTAGAAGATATCAACACCTGTTTTGTGTATTCAACTGAAAAGCTTGTAAAATCTCCATCTAATTTTTCTAATTTATAATTAATTGAAAAGAATAAAGATCTTAAAAAGTATTCCAATATAAGAACTCTGGCGAATATGAAGCATTCACCCCACAAAATAGCTAATTGTTTTTTTCCAAGAACACTATCATCGTTTGGATTATCAAAATCTGCCAAATCCCAATTGGAAGATATTATTTCTTTGGCCCTTTCATAGTCTATTATCTGGCTTGTATTGGAAGAAACATTTGAATAATATTGATTTAATATAAATCCATACTCCGAACTATTGTTATATTCCTCAGTGTAGGATGTAGCGATTTTTTCAATATATGATTGTAATATTATTGGGTAAGATCCATCAGTTGGATCAGATTCTGTGTTTTTCGAAACATAATAAGGAACAATTTCAGATGAGGATTCAACATTTTGTTTGTAGTATTCTTGTATTAACTCATAAAACAAGATTTCAGGCTTTATTATATTTGTTGTGTTTTTTAAAGAATTTCCTTTTACGCTGTTTGTTATTAACGCCTGAGCCTCTCCAGATAAACCATGGGCTGGAAAGTTGATGCCCTCGCCGTTTTCTGTTTGAATCAAGTCGTTATTAGCATATAAATTAGTAATTTTTGAAGATCCGTTTTTATTTACGTAATATACTGGCGATATATTATAATCCACTTGGGGATTAATTCTAAAATATCTTCCAGTATTATTTGGGGGTCCCAGCTTTGTTACTAGAAAAGTATTAAATGGTGGACTAAAAGAAATTATTAAATTTTTAAAATTATCTGTGTTTTTTATTTTGTCGTAAAATGAAGAATTTGGTATCTCTGAAGATCCAGCAGTATCAATCTGTAATTGGGATCTAGGAGCACCAATAACAGTTTCCACCATTCTATCCACTATAAAGTCTTGATTTTTAGGCTTTGCCGCATTCCCATATGAACCCTTGGAAGATAATAGCCCTTTTGTACCATTGCTATCTTGATTAAAAAGGTTTGGAACTAATAAATTGTCATTTTTAGCATTAGACAAAATATTAATAATTTTTTTATATTTATCTGTCTTTAGTGAAACCTCTTTGTAATATATTGAATTCACAGCTTGTTCGGTTACACACTTGTCTTTCAATTGGTTTTGCAGTTCTTTTATTATATCAATGCATAACTCAGGATTTTTATACAAATCAGAAATATCTTCTTCAACTTTTTCTATTGTTCCCGATGAAATATTCTCTCCCATACATACAAATAATTTTTTTATTTTGTCTGTCGTATTGAAGAGAAATCCTATTTCTTCATATTGGTCTTGTGTATAATCGAGAACTTCCCTTAATAGCGGCTCTGGCGTTGTTCCGTTAAATAGTGCCAACATTTCTACTGGGCTTACCATCAATGACACAGAATCAAAATATTTTGCTAGATTCGATGGTGCTTCTATTTGTACTAGTTGATCATTATTTGTACTGTTCAATATCGAAGAAGCACAAGCGATATATATTTGATTAATTCTATTATTATACACATCATCTTCATAGACTCCTATCGAATCCTGAAGAAGGTCATTAATGTTTTCTCCTCCATAATTTCTTAAGACGGCGGAATCGATTGAAGCGTTTGGTGATCCCAGATCAGGGGAGCATATAGATCCGTTTATTTGAGCTATAAGGCTTTCAAGAAGGTAAATCAAGATTTGTAAAATAATTTGTGCTAAAATTCTTTCAAAAATTTCAAACAAAAGATCTCCAAGACTTGACAATAAGTCAAAGCTTGGCAAATCCAAATATAATGATGGTATTTCAAAATCAAAATCAAATGATGAGTCTGGGGCTCCCAAAGAGAAGTCCCCCATACTTTTTCCGGATCCTAAATCAAATTCTAAACTACCTCCCGGAGGAAAGTTAAAATCTCCTGATTCTCCAGTTTTTGGAAAATTTAAATCAAAATCCCCGAATGACGGAGAAGATAAATCCCCCATGGATAATGAACTAGATGAGGAATAATAAGACGAAATGATTCCAAATAGTTGATTCATGTCAATAAATTTTAAAGCTAAATTATATAAATCTCCAAGGTCTCCAAATCCCAATTTCCATGTCAAAGAGCTTAAAAAGTCTTTTGACGAGAACGGATCACCAATGTTTATATTGTTCATATCTCTAAATTTTATTGCTTCTAATTTAAAGGAGGAGCTTCCTCCAAGGTTGGAATTTCCATAATTGAAAGAGCCAAAATCTAAATTTGTATTTAAATTCAAGCCACTATTGAAATTTAGAGATATGTCGTTTAATATACTCTCAAGATCCAAAGACATTCCTAGTTCTAGGGATCCAAAATCTCCAATTTTGGGACCGGACATTGAGCCAAGGGATATGTCTTTAAATTTTATGACTGGTGCTGGATCTATAATATATTTATTGAAAAAACTTTTCAAAGTTAATTCTGGATTACAGAACTCCTTTTGTCTTAAAAATATATAAGATGTTCTTTTGCTGTTAAATGGGTGTGAATTTTTTACATAATCAAGACCAACATCAAGTATATGGGAGCCAACAGATGGATCTGCAAAATGTATACTATACAATCGGTACTCTGTGTCAAACCTTACGACTATCTCGCCATCTTTCGTGGCATTATTTGTATTAACATTGTTGTCTATTAAAAGAGATTTTATTTTTATAAAAGCATCATCGACAGACTTTATTTCATTCTCAAAGTCAAAACCTTTGATTTGAAAATCAGACTTATTGTAAGATTCATAAAATCTCTTTAAACAATTCCTAACTCTGATTCTATATGTATCGTACATTTTAAAAGGAATTCTTATCTCGTACTCGCTCCAGTTTAAAACGTCAGTGCCGAATTCTTCTGTTTTTGGAGGCGATATTAAGTTTTCCTTAAGATATTGCGTATATATTGCTGGTATGACTACCAACATTCTTAGCTTAGAATTTGGTCTACTTGATAAGTAAAAATCTTTAACTTCCCCACTCCTAAATCCATTTACAAAATTATTTAGAATGCTTGGATCATGAGCGTAGGGTATGCTAAGGTATTTAAAAAGTTCTCGTATACCATGAGTTTTGGCTTTCTCTTTTTGCTGCTCGTATTCTTCTCCAGCAAAAAGACATGTATCTGGAAGCTGGACGTTAACCCAATATTCTCCATTTTCTCTATGGTAATAAGGCTTCTCTAATCTATACCAATCTGGTATTAACGCTAATGCCATTGGGGACATCTTTTCCATAAAGATATTGCTTTTTGGAAGTATAGGCGACGAATAAACAAGACCCCCAACTGGTTTCAAATATTTTGTCAACATGTAACCTTCTGCCCTGTAGGCGGGGCTTTCTGGGTCGGTGATTAATATCTTTGCCCATTTTGAATTTCCAGTTGCCCATTCTTTGATTAAATAAACATAAATGTAGTTTTCATCTGATACTGAAAGTGTCGCGACAGTTGATGATGTGTCACTAGGGTATTTCCTTAGCTGAATATCTTGTGTTCCACTTGACGAGTTGGAATCGTCATAGTTTGGTCCTATTAGGTGCGTTATATTTTCATTGCCAGACATTAATGTTTGCTCCAATTAACAGATTATTCTTATAATTATATCAATTCGTTTTATTATACTTACTTATAATAAATTTAGACCCTCCGGGCTTAATATAATCTTGGGCTGCTGTAATAGCATTTGATAGTACAGAAACGTGAGATGGAAAATCTAATATTCCTAATTGCGCCGCATCTACTGAGCAGGCTGTAAGAGCCTCCACTGAGGGGGCTGCCAGTCCGGGTCCGGCACTACATGCTGTAACGTGCGTATGAGATGCCAATGCGGCGTCTAGAGCTATTTGCTTTGTTGCCAAAGAATTAATTAAAGAGTTGGATTTTTTTATTAAATCAAATGTAATATTTAGAAATTCTACTAAATTATCACCCTTCACCAAAGGCTGTAGATCAACATCATTGTTTCCCGCTATCAAATCTATTCCCTTTGTTGATATTATATCGCCACCTAAAGAATTTTTGTTCTCAGTCTGTGTGACTAATTTAATGCCCTCTCTTCCTATAATTCTGACACTATCTGCCTTTATTCCAATTCCAGATCTCGTTACAGAGTTTCCAACCCCACCTTGAGCTATATTAAAATTGCTATCTATGTCTGTTTTTTGACTTAAATATATTCTTGCTGCATCAGACTCAAAGTCTGGATCTATAAAAATCTCTTCCCCATTTTCGTCTGTTTCTTGTATATTTGACGATTTTCTTCCTACGACTAGATCCATCGCTCCAGCTTGGCTATCGCCCCTTCCCCCATATCCAGATAATAGGCTTGAAGGTCTATCTCTTCCAACAACAATTTGTGAATTATTTTGACCATTGGCGACTATAGACTCACAAGGCGCTTTTCGAAAATTTGGAAGGGGCTCAACTTTTTTATCACATGCTACGCCCTCTAATAGTATCTTCTCTTCCTGAGTTGCTTTTTTAAACCTTTCTTTGTTCCTGTCGGAAAGGTTAGATATATTATTAGCTTTTATTACATTACAATTTGCCATTTAAAGACCTCTTTAAAAAAATATTTCTTCATCGAATGTGCTATCCGACGTTCTAAGTCCAGACTCCATGCTCTCCTCAATAACATAAAGAGCATATTGGTTTTTATACCTATTCGGTCTAATCGAGTTTTGCTCTATAACAAAATCCTTGCCTGTGAACCAATTATATCTTGGAACTAAAACTTCCCATCTCCATGGAAATTCTCCACTAGGATATATTCCGAATATGTGTGCGTTACTAGCTAGCCAGTTCCACGATATAAGATCTGTATAGTATTCTAGATTTGATCTAGTCAGACTTTGATTTGAAGCTAAAAACCCATTATTTCCTATATCAAAAACAAGACCTGTTTCGTAAGGAGAGTGAAAATATTCATACCTTTTTCCTATCTCTATAGATCCATACTTTCCTTTCATTTTATCATAATAGTATTGATAATCGTCTTTATATTTGTGCCTAATATAGCCCTGAGATATCCTGAAAAGACCTGTTATATCTTTTCTTTCTGGAATGTTGGCATTTTTCAGATACTCAAGCCAAAATGAATTCATAAGCTCAAATCTTTTTGCTGCTAGTATATGAATTTTTTGATTTTTAATTCCCCTCACAGTAGGGACATTAACCAAATTCTGAGAGAAATTAGATATATCCCCATATGAATATGGTCTAACTCTATTTGTGCGAACTTTTTTTATGTCCTGATTTGTGTGCCAATCGCTCGGTTTTATTTCAACATTTTTACTTGGTATTAGTGTTATTCTCGTGTCTACTTTATAAAATCCCCTGTTTAATATTTTAGAATTGATATTAATCTTGTTGCCACTGTCATCATATATCTCTCTTTCAATTCCTCCCAAAGTAGATCTTGGAGACAAAAGAAACCCGCCCATAGAACTATAAGAATTTCCTGTATTTTCAGTTTTAGTAGGATAGTTTGTCTTGTAAACAACAGGCTGCTGGCTGGGTACATTAAGCTTTTGACCTTTATCCAAAACTATCGGGTTTCTTTCATCAGCGTAAGGTCCTATTGATCCCCATAAGCTTTCCCCAAGCCACTTTAAGCCACTTCTTTGCCTTTTTGCTCCACCTCTAGAAAACCTTTCAAGAGTTGCTAAGGCGCTTGCGCTTCCAGCGTTTGCTTTTTTTACAAATACGGACTTGCTTCCGCCGCCCAAAGGAGACCAGTGAAACTTGTCAAAGCACTGGGCGGCTGTTAATTTAGTATTGTATGCCGCCCCAGTACCGCCCTTACCATGTATCTGGAGGATTGATAACGCTAATCGATCCATTGTATTTCTTGGAGTATTACAATTAAAATATCCTTGGGCTTTTTTTCCATTCCTTAGTGGGGGAGCAGGATTAGCGTTTGATAAAACAAGGTCTCCAGCCTCCCTATCGGCAAGGTAGGAAACGTCTCTGGTAACCAAATTTCCATTCTCATCAATGTCTGGTAGTTTTGCTTCACCCGGCTTAATTCCGAATTTATCTTTTATCTCTTGGGGTAGCTTTTGGGCTCTCATTATTATTGATTTAAGGCTTAATGCCGCACCTAATCCATTTCCGTTTGTTATTTGAAAAAGACCGAAGCCGGGTCCATAATTGGGATATGCTTTGTGTTTATTTTCTATGGCATCTGGATTCATTCCAGATTCTCCGCCTGCTTGTACTAATGCAGCTGCGGCATATGAAGGGGTCCACCCAAAAGCAGTGACCATCCTATCATAAATATAATAGGCGGCCGCCAATCTTTCTGGTTTTTCTCGTATTAGTTTACTCCCCGGACGATAACCACGGAAATCTATAATTTTATTCCTAATTTCAGTAGCCGATGGTGGGGTTCCGGGTGGCAGGTCAGTAGTCCCATTGTAAGAAAAATCTCCGCCTGTAGCGTTAGTTGGCAACTGACCTACTCCTGCGGCTCCCCCCATGAAAGCATCTTGTGGGCTTCCAGATCCTAGTCCAGCGGCTAACGAATTAGGAGATGTCCTATTATAGTCGATTGGACCAAGGTATATTCCACCAGTTTGTGTTTGTTTATCAACAAAAGTAACACGCACCAAGGATCCGGGTTGTGGTGTGAATGCACTAATCACCGTGTCTTGACACGTAAAAACAGGATACATCTTTATGATAGTATCATCAGATAACCCTGTTCCAGAAGCTTCCTTAGATAATCCGAGAATACCATCAATAGAGGCGTAATTATCAAAAAATGAATCCTTTCCGGGTAGATCTACGGGGATCGGCAGAGGCGCATGTAGTTCTGGAATTCTTACCCTAATAGCCAAGAGAGGAGGAACGCTATCTGTTCCAGATTTTTTGTGTGCTCTTGTAAGCCAATTATTATCTGTACCTGTTAGTTCCGATGGATCACTCTCTACTCGTAACACAACCCCAATGTACTGACCAGTGTGATTTAGTATATCAGACTCCATGCTATTTTGAATGAGCTTTACTGCGTTGTTGAAAAACCCCTCCGATGAGTCTTCATTTTGTGATGGGTCCCCAGTAACATAAGACTCAAAAAGAGGATTTAAGTCTCCGTACTCAGCATTTAAGTGAGGATAATTGCTTTGTGTAGGGGCTGTTCCGTCGTTTGTTCCCGGAATTCCTACTCTGTTTGTTTTTTCTTCTGTCGACATCAGCCAGCCTCCTTAATCAAATCAAACAGTTCTTCCCTATCCTCCTTGCTTAACTCTTCGGATCCTGCTGTTTTTTTCTGAATAAGGGTGCTAACTTTTACTAGTTGTTCATTTGACCTTTGAAGTGTTTCTACATATTTAGCAGCAATAGTTCCGACAGATTCTTTACGATCTTCATCTTTTTTAATATAATCCATCAGCTCCATCAACAAAGTGGTGGTGATAGCTCTATCGCTTCTAATATTTTTGATTGCTTCTTGTATGTATGAGTCTAAGTCTTTCATGGTAATATAATTAGTGCTAAATTATATTTCTCCACGATCCCATTTCTTTTTAAATAATCTATATCTAACTCTCATTTTATTGAGGTTATTGACGACTTGCTTTGTGTTTAGACCTGTGATCTCTCTGATGTAAAAGTAAATGGCTTTTTTGTTGTATATTTCTATATTATCAGGGGAAGATAACAACATACGAATAGCCTCGTATACCTTTTCCTCATTCGGCTTCATGTTAATTGTTTTTTCCCATAGATTTATTTCTTCCCACAAGTTTTTCCAAAACTCATATTCTTCTCGCTTAGAGTGGTACTCGTTTTGAACTACAACTTTTGACATATCTATGTTTCTTGGCAGATCGTCTAGTTTTACTTCTCTTTTGTTACTCTGGTTTGTTTTTCTAACCTTGTGAATAAACCAGTTTTTCGTGATCACACTAAAATATGAGAAGGCTTTAGAGCCTTTATTTGGATCGTACTTATCCAATATGGTTGTGAGCCAAATTTTACACTCATCTTTGAGAACATCGATGTTGGGAAGGCTTGTAAATCTATATGTATAGATAATTTTATCCACCATTTCATTAAATGCTGGCTCGATATAATCTATATAAAGTTCTGTTCTTACCTTGATATCGTCTGTTCGTGCATACTCCACAATCGCATTCTCGTGTACTTTTGTAAAATATAAGTTTTTTTTCTTAGTCTTAGTCATTCTATTCCACTTCAGGCTCCTGTATTTGATCAGCCCTCTCTGTTATTATATTATAGACATCGCTAAATTGCTTCACATGCTCTATTACTTGCCTAGAATGAACTATTAAATTCTTAATGCTTGGCTCTCCATAGTACATCTCCATCTCATAAAGCTGTTGTAGATGGTTTTGATATGATGCTAAATCCTCTACAAGATTCCCCATATTATCAGATACATTTAACATCTGCTTCAGCATTCTTCTAATATACCATAATAACAGTACGTTCAAACAAAAAGACAACACCAAAAATAATATAATCAAGCTCATTCAAATTCCTTTATTGCGTCTTGCTTATCTTTTGTAAGCTGTTCTCTTGCCTCTTCTATATGTTTCTTAACAACACTGCCAGCATTATTTTTCTTAAAGTATGTGGGCATAGAGGGTACCCTAGTTAGGCACTCCTCTGCACCGCAAACTTTACAAACAGTTTCAATGCTCTTCATAGAATGAAATGCTTCGAAGTGCTCATCACATTCTTTACAATAATAGCAATATGTTGGCATATTATCCTTCTTCGCTCTCTTCTGTCTCCTCAACTCCCATTTTAAAAAGAGGTGGATTCTTTACGTAAAGCTCTTTAATATCTTCATCCCCAGAAAGAACAAAGTCGAACCCCTTCAATGTTGGAACAATATCACTTTGCTCCAAGAGGCTTTTTTGTAAAGCCATCATTATGGCTCCTACTGCTTGATCTGACATATTCATTTTATTTTTCTCCTATTTCTTTTTTAAAATGCTCTAAGTCTGCCTCGAACATCATCTTAGCGAGACCTTCGAATGTAACTTCGGGTGTCCATCCCAATTTTTCTCTTGCCTTTGTTGAATCCCCTAGTAGGTAAGGTACCTCTTGTGGTCTAAAAAGTCTTGGGTCAATCTCAACATATTTTTCTGCGCTTCCGAGACCTGCTTGATCGAAAACAGCATCTAAAAATTCCTTTACAGAATGTGTCTCGCCGGTAGCAATAACATAATCATCAGGACTATCTTGTTGGAGCATCATGTACATCAATTTTACATAATCCCCAGCAAAACCCCAATCTCTTTTGGCATCAAGATTGCCTAAAAATAGTTTATCTTGAAGACCTAGTTTGATTCTTGCTGCTGCCATAGTAATTTTTCTAGTGACAAAAGTCTCGCCTCTTTTTGGAGACTCATGATTGAATAGAATTCCACTACAAGCGTACTGACCATACGACATTCTATAGTTTCTTACGAGGTTATGAGCGAAAACCTTAGCGCAAGCATATGGAGATGCTGGCATAAGGGTCGACTCTTCATTAAAAGGATAATTGGGATTATCCCCATACATTTCTGAGGAGGATGCTTGATATATTTTACACTCTGGTACTAATTCTTTTGCGGCGTTAAGCAACCTTAGTGTTCCCATAGCGATACCATCCACAGTATGCTCTGACAAATCAAAAGAAACTCTGACATGGGATTGTGCTGCTAAGTTGTAGATCTCGTCGGGCTTATACTTATTGATCAAGGACCACATACAACCAGCATCGTTGAGGTCGAAATACTCTAATGTAAAGTTTTTATTTGAAAAAAGGTGATCGACCCTATCGGTACATATAAGAGAGGTTCTTCTCTTTAATCCCACAACCTTATAGTCTTTTTCCAGTAAAAGCTCAGCGAGATATGAGCCATCTTGACCTGTAATGCCTGTGATAATAGCAACTTTATTTGCTTTTTTTGTACCACTCATAAGTTTTTAAAACTCCATTTTCAAATTTAGTAAATTCAAAATCACCATACAGTTCTTTGAATTTTTTATTAGATCCATCTTTTCTATATTGACCATCTAACTTGTTATTAAACACTATTTTAACATCTTTTTCTACATTGTTTAAAAATATTTCTATCATTTCTTTTATCGACAAGTTTTGATCGGGAGATATGATTAACGGCACATCGGTGTTGTGGTTATCCAAGATAAAAGGAATTATCCTCACTAAGTCATCGACGTATAATTGCTGCCTAAGAGGGCTTCCTGTACCCCAAAATTCAACTGTATCTCCTTCTTTTGCTTCATGTAGCTTTCTTATCATAGCCGGCACGAAGTGTGAACTTTCTAGATCAAAGTTATCATTTGGGCCATATATATTCGATGGACAAAATGTAGAGTAGTTTACTCCATATTGCTGCCTATAAGCATTTGTTTGTACTAGCAAGGCTCTTTTTGTATAACCATAAGTAAAGTTTGTTTTAGCCGGTGGTCCCGATAATATATCCTCTTCTACAAATGGGTAGGTGTTTACGACATCTGGGAAAGTACATGTACTCAAGCATGATAAAACCCTATTAATCCCCGCCTTATGAGCTGATTTTAAAACATTTGTGTTTATGTACGTATTGACATCATAGAAGTCTGCTTGCTTTGTAGAGTTTTCTTTAATGCCACCAACCTTACTAGCAAGATGTAAAATTGCGTCTGGCTTTTCTGATGCGAACAGGTCACGGACACTGGGGTAGTCGGTGAGATCGCAATCCCTTGAGGACAAAAATGTCCAGTTTGGATTTTGTTTTTTTAATCTTGTTCCAATAAATCCGGAACCACCTGTAACAAAAACTTTTTTTAATTGTTTATTTTTGTAAATCATGTGTGACCTTATCGAGGCTTTGATATGGAAACACCTCGTTTATTGGAGAGTTCGGAGTACAAGAAATTATATTTGGAGAGTCTTTATAATAACATGGAGACGACACCATGCTTTTAAGCAGGTTCCAATCTCTAATTGTATCGCCCTCTGTTGTTATTCTGCCATGTGTTGAATTAATTGTAAAATGATCAGTATCAAAATATTTAACGTCATAGTGATCTTTTGTTTCATCATTATGGTATATAATATCCATTCCTAGCAAATAAATATTTTTATATCCAAGTGCTGCAGCAATATTAGTACAGAATATTCCGCAATTAGACCAAGATTCTGCCAGTATTGAGATATGTCCTCGATTTCTCAAATGTGCAGGAGCTTCAGAATTATCGAAAGAGGAGCGTGGTTTATTGATTTTTGTTGCTAGTTTATACAAATCATTTTTTCTTATTCTACCCCTTCCTTTAACATACGTTTTTAACTTTTCTAATTCTGTATCTGGAATTAAAGAAGAATATGTGCCCATTAGAATCACACCGGCATCAACTTGGGAAGCTTCCCAATTTTGCTTCGCGAAATCGCTAGGAAGGAAAAAGTTTTTTATAGGAAACGGTCTAGACTTCATATTGTTGTCTACCATTCTACCAATGTCGTTTGCTATGGTTTTAACTAATAACCTGTCTATACATCCATAGTATGTCGGAAAAAATCCCCATTTTTCATATGAAATATACTGCCGATTCATTGAAAATGTATTATATTTCTTAAGACTTCCCATGTTACAAGTGTTAAGAGAGGGACCAGATCCAATAATAAATATAGAATCTTTTTTTTGTTTTGAATGTTTACTTTTTAAAGATGAATACGTTTTCTCTATAAATGTATCGGTCTTTGTCTTAGATGCGGGAATTGTCATTTTTTTTCTTTTCTCCTCCTCATAGCAATCATCGCAACAGTCTCCATATTCCTCACAAGAATCATCGCAGTAGCAAGATTTAAGTTCATCGTAAATTCCTCGGATTGTGTGCCTATATCGTGACATAGAGTTTAGCGTTCCAATGGTATATTTTGTGGTCGTCTTCGCCCTAACATAAACTCTTCGAACGGTATGTACGGAAATACGCTATTTAATTTTGACCCTTCAGAGCAGGAAAATATATTAAAATCTTCCTTAGAGTCGAACCTTTTGTGTAAATCGACGTTGATGGCAGCAGTATTCCACCACTGTATTTGTTCTTCTGTGGAAGTGGGTCGCCCAAACCTTTGTCCTTTTCCAAAATAATCGTCTCTAAAATGATTTGGATCATAGTCCTCTTGAGATACACACCCATCTTCATCCCATATAACACTCCTTTGGGACTCCTCATCTGTTCTATAATAAGCATCACACCCAAGCAAAACAACCTCGCTGTAGCCCATTAAGTAAAGCATTTTCGCCCCCATATAACCAGCACTAGCTAGAATTGGAGTTATTAATGTGTTAGTTTTCCCAAGGGCAATACATTCATTAAATGATAATGCCATCTTCCAGCTTTCGGGAGTGTCTTGTAATAAAGTTATCTTATCTCGATATTGATTGGAATTTGCTAAGTGGTAGAAATGACTATCGTGTGGTAAAAAATACTTCTCTATTTTTCCCTGATCCATTAAGCCAACAATGTCTTCAGATATTGACTCTAAATCTTGACTATCTATTGACAAATAATAAGTTGGATGAAACCCCCAATCATCAAAAGCAACATACGCTCTATTGAAAGTGATGGTGTCTTCATTTTTCAATTTAGACATGTCCACGCCCTTGAGGCTTGGACCAGTACCTATGACATAAGCGGTCTTTTTATTTTCATCTCTTCTTCTTACGAGAGAGAGAAACTCCATATCATTTTTTTCCCCGCCAGCATCAAAAGATGAAAATGTAGCCCTAAATGGCAACATGTGATCTTTGTGCTTAGAGGAACAACTTGAATCATAAAACATATTAAGACCTTAAAGGAGAATCAGCCATTCGTTTCTTTTCTTGGTTGATTGACGGACAGTGGTTCCCTGTTTGGTGAATCAATTCGTAGAAAATCATCATTGTCATAACTTCTACCGTGTGAAAATATTCACATCCATAAGTCAATTCTTTGATATTGCTTTTTAGTTTTTTGGACTTCTGCCCACTAATCATGTGAGTAGAAAAGCTATGCTCATCTGCCCAATGTAAGGCATTGATAACATTTGTTGAATTGCCGGAACAAGACATTCCAACAACTAAACATTCACTTGGATCCTCTACTAGAGCAGTAGTTTCCAGCCATCTTTCAAAAATGTGTTCATAGCCGTGGTCATTAGCATTCGAAGTAATAAATCCAACGTTGTCAAACGAGTAACATGTCTTATCTGGTATTAGGCGAGATAAGTCTGTCGACATATGACTAGCAACATAGTGTAGACCTCCATTTCCTATTAAAAAAATCTTCTTTGCCTGTTTTACAGACTCCACCAGTTCAGAATAGGCTTCCGAATCTATTACGTCGTGTGTTTTTTGCTCAATACTTTCAAAATCAATTTTCATTACGTCTCCTTATTACTTTAACTTTTCAAAGAAAGTTCTATTATATTTAAAGCTTTATTCGCTTCTTGTTCGCTTAAATTTAAATTTGGTCTTAACCTAACTGTTTTGTTTCCACTGCTGTTAAATATCATACCATAACTTTTTGATTTTTTCACGAAATTTTTAAAGTTTTCTTCCTCTTTTATATCAAAAGCCATTATTAAACCACTGTTCCTTATACCCTCAATGCTTCTAATTTGATGAAGACCATTAACAATTTGTTCACTTCTACTTACAACATTATTTAATATTTCACATTCCTTATAAGCAGATATTATGTACTTACACCTGATCATATCAAGTAAAGTGGCATCCCAAGTCACCTCAAGCTCGATAGCGTTTTGAAATATTTTTGACATTTTTTCTGTCGCCATTATGCCAGAGAGTTGAGTTTTTTTACCAAACATCACAATATCAGGATCTATATCTAGGTGATCATGATACCATATCTTACCCGTACTGCCGAATCCAATCTGTACCTCGTCAAATATTAACGGAATGTCAAATTTATCGCACACCTCTCTCAAGGAAGCAAAAAATTCTTTTTTATAATACCTGTCACCTATTGTACACTGTATTGGCTCAACTACAATGGCTGTAAGATCATTCGCAATACTTTCTATCTTGTTGATAACTCCCTCAATCTGGTCCTGTAAATTTGGGCTTTGTACTTTAACTGAAAATGCTTCCGGATATGGGGAAAGTCTGCTATCAGATGACCCTTCCCTAGACGTAATGAAGCATCCCCAACTATTAATTCCATGAAAAGACCCCTCAAAAGATAATACTTTTGGATTTTTATTGTGACCTTTATACTTTATCGCGCACTTAATTGCTGCTTCCAAGGCTAACGCTCCAGTACAACAGTAGTGAAACATTTTATACTTTGAATTAGTTGAACAATACTCCTGAAATGCTTTGTCAAACTCTGTGGCTTCATCAGAAATAACCTCACAGTTTGTAATTTTGATAGAGCTTGCTCTCAATATTTCTTCTGTAAATTCCTTTGTTTTGAATACCTTGTGGTTGTAACCCAGAGGTAGGGAAGCATACATTCCAAAGAAATCCAAATACTCCTTGCCAGATGTTTTATCATGTATGTATGAGTCATGGCTCTTGTCGAGATCTATGTTTATACGGTTTCTACTGCTCCTAGAAATATTCCTCACTATGCCCTCTTTTCATTTAGATTTATATAATCAATTAGCGTTTTTTTAAGAAATTGTATGTCTTGTACGTGTTCAACTCTAATATCCCCGAATGCGTAAGGGAGTATACAAGTTATTGAATTAGAAATATTCTTCTTGTCTTTCTTTAACAATCCTATATAAGAATCAATCATGCTTTCTTCTAGACGGAAATTGGGCATGTTCTTTTTTAAAAAATAACTCATATTTAAGTATTGGTCTTCTTTTAGGTTGCCCATTTTATATGATACATAATTCGCAATATCCATGCCAATTGTAACTGCTTGGCCGTGTGGCACTTTGTGGTTTGTTATTGCTTCAATAGCATGACCAAACGTGTGACCATAATTAAAAACGCGGCGTTCGTGTTGGTCAAACTCATCTTTAGTGATCATTTTTTTCTTTATTGTTAAGCTCTCATGTATGTAATTTTCCAATCGTGACCGATCACTAAACAATGTATCGTACTGATCGTTTATGTCAAAAGCTGCCTGACTTCCTTCAACTAGAAAGTAGTGTAGCATTTCCCCTATTCCCGACCTTATCTCTGATTCTTCTAGGGTGTTTAGGAATTCGTGACAACAATAAATTACTTTAGGTGGGTGAAATGTTCCTAATAGATTTTTTGTATCTCCAAAATTTATTGATGTCTTGCTACCAATACAACTATCAGTTTGAGACAACAAAGTTGTCGGAACAAAAGTCCAATTCACCCCTCGATACAATACAGATGATGTAAACCCAACGATGTCCTGTATTATACCACCACCGACAGCTACAATGTTGTGATTCCTTTTAAAATTGCTAGATACTAGCTTATTTAGGAGTTCCACACACTTGCCAACAGTCTTGTTTGATTCAATTGCTTCTACAACAAATACTAAATTATCTTCAAAATTTTCTTTTATGTTTGGGTATAACTTATCAACCTTTGAATCAATAACCAAAAAACTAGTTTCATCGATGTTTTTAAAATTATTGAAATCTAATTCAGAAAAAACGACTTTATATTTTCCCCTATAAGACTGTATCTCGATTTCTTTAAACACAAGTAAACCCTCCATCAACAAATATATTCTGCCCAGTTATGTAGGTGTTTAGGTCGCTGGATAGAAACAGTACGGCTTTTGATATCTCTTTTGGATCTGCTAATCTTCCGATTGGAAGTTCAGAGGACACCTCTTCCATCCCAACTTTTCCTAGTATCTTTTCCGTCAACTCTGTTTTTGTAAAGCCCGGAGCGACCGAATTAACCAACACATTATGCCTAGCCATCTCTACGGCTAATGTCTTTGTCATGCCTGTCAGAGCATACTTCGAAGTAGTATAACACGCCCTCATTGCTCTCGTGTTATGACCGAATATTGAGGTTATATTAATGATTCTACCGTATTTGTGATACATCATTTTTTTTGATACTGCTTGAGATATCTTGAAAGGAGCTTTTACATTTACCATCATGATGTCATCATAATCACTCTCCGGTATCTTTTCGAAGTG